GATTCTAATACTCGTCTTGAAAATTGTTCTCTTGCTTCAATGTAACTGCATTCTGATTTGGAGTTGCAATAATAAAGTATTTCTCTGGTGAAGTTTTCGGTGCCTAGTTTGATTACGTCTGCGGTTAATTCTGGGCTTGACCCGTAGTACTCTCTCCAATCTGAATCGATCTTTGAGCGTATCTTCTTCCGCTTTTTTATGCCGTTTTTTTGTTTTACTGTTTTGTATGTGGTTTTTGAAAATTTTGCGAGTTTTTTGCCTATGTACTTGCGACCAGTAAGATTATTTGTAATCAAGTAAACAAATCCAACACACTCTTCGGGCAACGTCTCAATTGGGGTATCTTGATATAGCCATGTCATATGTTGTGTGTGATTTATCCTTGCTGTATAGTTATCATCTCCGTTGATCTAAGTGTAAAAATTTAATGAAAATCTAATAAGGTTTCTAAGTTTTCAAAATCCTGAGTGTTGATGACATTCTTGTCAAGATTTTGTAAAATGTTATATAAAATTTGTAACTCTTCTCTGTTGCGAGTCTGCGGCCATCCTAGCTTTACACTTACTTCGTGTAACTCTAGTCGACGACGAATTCGTTCTTTAAGAGTTAGTGTTGGGTTCAATTCATTTACCCATCCAAAACCCAGTGCAATGTCACGGAGTCCTTGTGGTAGGTTATGAAAACGTTTAGCAAAGTCTGGATCAGTGATTAGTTTTACTTTTGAATCACCAGCTAGTTTGCCTTCTTCACGGAACATACCAGTATAGCCCCAGCGAACCATGTGAATCACTCCTGCTCGAGCATATTTTTGATACCGGTGTAAAAATTCAATGTTGTAGTTGTGATCTTCCAATGTCTCAACAGGATACCCAACAAACATTAAACAAACATTTTTAATTCCATAATATGCAGACTGTGCAAAATGAAAATCGATATCTGCATTGGTATGATTTTTACCCATGTGTTTTCTAACATGCGGACTGTAAGATTCAAAGCCAGTGACCAGCATATTGCAACCAGCCTTGGCCATTAACTCCCAGTCTTTTTCAGTTTGATCAAATCTTGTTCTACAAATAAACTGCCCGAGATATTTTATTGGTTCTAAACTTGAGTCTTGTTTTTTAGCCTCTACCAATTGTCGATTTACTTCTCTCCACATTTTCATATTACCGTTGATCAAGCTATCGGTAAAGTGAAAGAGATTAACATTGTATTTTTTCTTTCCGTTGATGATTTCTCTTACAATGTCATCGGCGCTACGAGAAGTATATTTTGGCCACATGTCCGATATACTACAGAATTTACAATTTCTAACACAGCCTCTTGATGCAGTGATATAAATTCCCGGCTCGGATGTGTAATAATAGTTAGATGGATCAATGCCCTCGTATTCAGGATGCGGTAACTTATCTAATTTACGAATTTGAACTGCCGGGTTTCCGTTAACGCCGCTGGAGTTTTCGTTGCCGTTCAACAATTCAATAATGGCCTGTTCGCCTTCTCCTTGGATGTAGTAATCAACAAGTCCAGTCTTCAGTGCATAATCGGCAAATGTAGTGGCATCTAATGCCAACGGATGCTCAGTTAAATTTGGCAAACTTCCTGGCCACGCATAACCTCCCAACCCTCCCATGACAGTTTTGCAGTCAAATCGACTACGTATGTTTGTCAACATCACGTTGGCAGGAATAACACTGAATCTAGTAAACACAGAAATACCGATCATGTCAGGATTAAACTCTGCTATGGTTGTTAAAAATTGATCTATAGTATTGTCTAATATCTTTTGTGTGTCAGGTTCTAAGGTATATTTTTTGCAACGCCAATATTGTTCTAGTTCGATCCACACATCTGTAGTTACATTGCTGTGTAAAAACAAATTAAAATCATAGACATTACATTCCCACCCAGCACTACGTACACAAGCACTTATGGCCGCTGCCGCGGCTGGAGGTCTTTCTAACTCTTGACTTGGTACGTTGATGAATGCAAATCGTTTCATAGTTGTATTAGTTCTTTTATTTTTTCTACTAGATCTTCACAGGGATCTAAACTGCCACGAAACTTCCAAACACGGTCAGGATCTTTTTCTAAGAAGCTAATAACTTCTCGTTTGTTCTTTTCTTCAAAATACCAATCCCAAAAATTAGAAACCCAATTAAATTCTAATGTTCCAGGAAAATTATATTGATATGGGCTAGTAATAATTATCGGAGAGTCCGGAAACTGTTGTAGGTACCCGCTAAAGTAATCAGGGTAATAGACAAAATCAGTTAGTATCCAGGGTTCTAGTTTGATTTGATTACATCTAATATTAAGGATTCTAAATTCTGTATCAGCAATAATATTTCCATTGCTATCTACTATGGTGTCGTTTTCTGTCTTGCCGCCAAATACAATTTTTAATTTTCCCAAGTCTTGAATAATAAATTTAGCATACATCAATGGATCGGACAGGTGTATCTTGTTGTCATCTACCTGCAGGTACCCAGGTGTACGACCCTGTGTTGATGCTAGTTCTAATTCAAATTCAAGCATATGGCTAAACCAGATCTACATCGTTGTTATAGGATGTAAATCCATTTTCTTTTACTACACGCAAGATGTTTTCAACACGACCAGCAAGTTCATCTCTGTGACTTACCAGCCAAATACTCTTGTGTCGTTCACGACTCATTTTCTTAAGCAATGCCAGACTGTTTTCAACACCCTGTGTATCCATTCCGCTGTCTACCAGTTCGTCGATGAACAACACATTGATTGGATGATACAAACTTTCCCAAACATCTCGAAATGCCCAGGACATTGACAGTATAAGTCGATTGCGCTCACCACGCGACAAATTATCAAAGTCTAGATCGCGACCTAGTTCAGTAATTTCAACACTGAGATCATTTTGGAATACAACCTGATGTGGCAATCCGATTCTATCTAGATAGTGGGTTAGTCGAGAATTTAAATAACTTAAATTTTGCTCAATAATCTTTTTACGAATAAAACTGTCTTTTGAAGTCAACAACTTTAACAAAAAGTCCTGGTGATCTTGCAGTCTAGTTAAATCGTTTAACCCAACATAGTCAACAACCTGCAATGCTTGTTCTTGCATGTCGATGATTTGTTCAGAGTACGGATCTTGTTCTTGTTGTTTGCTATCAATTTGTGTTTGCAAGTTAGCCAAGGTACTACGATGTTGAATGGCATCCTCTTCGTTGTCATAGAACATTACAGGCGGCTTTCCAACTTGGCCTATGTCATCTAATTCATTTTCTATTTCATCAACTTCGGTTGCATGCTCGGCACATCGTGTTCTTGCATCAGCCAAGTCGGTGCGCTTGCCAGTTAGTACCTGTTCGTGTTTAGCATCATGAAATGCTTGACCACAAGTGTGACAAGTGTGTGCTTCCAATGTTAGAATTTCATCAGATATTTTTTTAATTGTTTTTTCTTCACGCTGAACTTCTAGCTTTGCTCGACTTAACTTGGTTTGTAAATCATTAAACGTTTTTCTTCTATTGTCCCAGGCAGTATGTTCTCGATGTGCAGTGATTTCTGCATCAATATCAATTTCTTGTAACGCTTCTAGTGCAGTTTGTAGCTTAGTAAGCTCTTCGGCTTTTTTAGTAACCCACAAGTTCTGTCTGCGTTTTAAACTATCAATTTGTTCTTCAATACGTTTGTTGGCTTCTTGAACTGCACGTATTCTAAACTCTTCTTGACTGATAGAGTCTTTGGTTTGTCTGTTTAATTCTTTAATACGCTCGGCTTTTTCACTGAGCAATGTTATTCCCAACAACTGTTCAATTAAGGTTCTTTGATCGTTGGCTTTAAGGCTCAAGAAAGGTTCGGTATAAGTGTTTAATGCCAGAATATGTCTGAACATGTCATGGCTCATACCAAGTATGTGTTCAATTGCATCCTGTGTTTCTCTGCTGTCACCCTGGCTGTCATCTGTAATCTCTTGTTCTTGACTGTTTACATAAAACTTCAACACATTGGGTTTACGACCACGCTCAATTCGATAATCTTTTCCGCTAACTTCAAAATCTAAACTAACCAACATATTTTTTCCGTTTGTCTTGTTTACAAGATTGTCTTTTCGGATGTTGGTTAATGCCTGACCGTATAATGAATAGCTAAGAGCATTGATAATAGTTGTTTTGCCGGTACCATTACGACTGCCGTCTCCACCTAAGTCAAGATTCTCACCTAGAACAAGCGTGAGATCCTTACGATCAAAATCAACAGCCTGGGTAGAGTTACCCACGCTCATAAAGTTTTTAACAGTCAGAGTTTTAATATTGATCACAGTTGTATTGTACAGTAATTTAAGAAAAAAACCAACGATCTAATAGCCGTTGGCTTGTTAATTGGCAAAATTATTTAATTTCAAGTTTAAAATTGTCGATACCCTGGTGAACCCTTGTTTGTTCACTGCGCATAAATCTAGCAACCTTTTCGGCATTCAAATCCTCAACAGTATTGTACGATAAAAAAGAACGAACAGTTTTTACTTTGTTACTGTTGTTATAAACCTTAATTAAATCTTGTTGTATAGTATTGATCCTTGACTGCGGCAGTGACCGGTCAATAAAAAACCCAGCCCATGCGGTGTGATTACCAACTACATCCTTGCCAGTTAATTCTTTTAGTGTTGGTAAGTTTGGGTAATCGGAATTTCTTTTGTTTGATAACACAGCATGATATTTAATTTTACCACTTTTTTCAAGTTCTTTTGTTGATCCAAAAGTGGCAAAAGAAAAGCTTAGTGTTTGTGTAGACACATCAATGAACCAATTTCCGTATTGTACATATGGTGCATGTATAGGTTTGACACCAATGCTGTTTACAAGTTCTAGGCCTGCAATTTGTGGCGGAGACCCAATGCTCCAACTTCCAAATGTTGGATTTTGTTTAATTGCGGATTGTAGATCTGCAAACGTTTCGTACTTTGGAGAACTGAATAATACCAACTCGGTTAATACGTCAAACGACAACGGAGTCAACTGATCAATCATGGTGGTATTCTTGGTTAAACGTGGAAAAGAGATATAGTTGTCGATTGTTAATAACACAACGCTATGTTCTTTATCCTGGAGATGTGCATTGGCAGCAATAATACCATTGCCGCCAGGTCGATTGTCAACCAGTACCTGAATTTTCCAGATTGCTGATAATTCTTCAGCATATTCTCTAACAATTTTGTCAGGACCCGATCCTGCTGGCACAGCCACAATAATTTTAAAGGGTGACCGCGGAGGATCGTTTTGAGCATGTGCCGAGTTAAAGACTAATCCAACTAATAAAAGAATAGTTCCTAATATGTTTTTCATTTTTTTAAATTCCTAAAATAATTTCTAATCAACGCCATTTCAACTTTAAATCCACTGAATTTATCTTTGTCTAATTTGGCGTAATTATCAAACAACAGTTCTTTGTATGTCAAAGTCATTGCTTGATTTACTTTTGCGAAATCTACATCTCCTGACCAAATTGCAAGATATAGCTTTTGATTTGCAGGGTCTGTACACACATCAAAATCTCCAGTACAATAAGGAGAGATTAGTGTGTTCAACTCGTGAATTTTAAAATCAATTTCGTTGATTCTAAACAGATTATCTCTGCCCTTATGTACATACCCTGAAATATTATCCCCGACCAAGGTATCATCGAGTAAAACATTGTAAACACCTAGAGACTCAATAGTGACTGAAATTTTATCACTCAGGCTGTTGATTTTCATAAAGTTATCTGGCGCTGGTGGAAACCAGTCAGATTGATAGGTGTCAACATCTGATTCTTGATTTGTGGTTTTAAGAAATATAGGACCAAACGCTTCGTTGCTACCAAAAATACTTTTGATATTTTTAACATTTGTTTTTTTGACAGCGTCAATATATTCAGCTGACACATGGAATCCGGCAACAATGATATCAAGATCATGTTCAAACTTGATATCATTGTTGATCATGGTCAGCAACATTGAATCTAGTAGTCCTTTGTAGGACAGCGCCAGTCTACTTATTTTTTTCTCTTTGATAAAATTAACAAACGCCAATTCTGTTTCATTTCTCACCAATGGAAAACTATAGTGAGTTGGTGTTGCATAAAATGTTGATAGCAAGTGACAAAACAACACAAATGCATGATGCATGTTCCTGGTATGACAAATGGGATGATCTTTAAAATCTAATAATTCAGCATTTCTAATAGCCAGTCTGTACAACTGTTTGTGCGTGTAGGATACTATTTTAGGAACACCTGTACTACCACTGGTGGTAGTGGTCACAAGTATGTCATCCGGTTTAGCAAATATTGTATCAGACAATTCTTTGTAAAGTTTGTGATCTTTGATTGTATAGTCAAAAAATATTTGCTGATTAACTAGTGTGCCACTGTATCTTTTGCACATTGCGGCAACTGCAATATCATTTAAATTGATATCATCAATAACACCCACATTGGGCAGTCCTCTACCCCGAGCCATAATTTCCATTTTATCTACGTAGCCAGATGTATCAATGGCTTTTTCTGCCGGAGATATAAGTTCTATACCCAGTTCAGCCGCGGCAAAAAAAAGAGTTGAGTATAAAAATCCCACAGTAGAGTCATAGATACAAATTCTATCACCCGGTCGAAGATTGTACCCTTCGTATAAAATTATTTTCCAATACGAAACTGCATTATAAAAATCATCTTTATTGTGAGTTTTACTAGAATTGCCTTCGGTGAACACCAGGTCCTGATGAACAAATTCTCTTGATATGATGTCTGTGTTTTTGAGCATTCTTAAAGATTTTGATATATGTTTAACAGCATTTTTGAATCATAAAATTCAGATTCAATATCTGTGATTTGTTGTGTGACAATTTGATCAACGCTTTCAAATTTGATTTCACCAGGAGCCAGATCCAAAGTTAAATCTTGACTTTTAACTGGGATTAAACCAATTTCTCTAATGGCATGTTTTTGCATGAACGTTTCTTTGATAAAATTTGCTTCTTCGTAGCTAATGTCTATATCAAGCTGAATACGAACATGCATGTTATCACCAAGCAATGTGTTATTTTCATCCAGCAGTTCACTGAGTTTGTAAACACGATACCTTGGTTGATTACTCCATGCGTGATATTCTACAGGTTTGCCCCATTCTAAAATAGCACATCCACGTTTGTCATCTCCCGCATCCGCAAAATTGTGTGGGAAACAATTGCCAATGTAGTTGATGTTTTGTCTTTTTTGTCTAAGGTGAAAGTGACCGCTGTATACTTCTTCAACACCTGTAAAGTGTTCTGCTTGCAGTTCGCCATGATCGGGCATTTCTACCATGGCATTCATTTTAAAATGCGGCAATTCAAAATGCCCGAAAACATATTTAGCTGACAGTTGTGAAATGCGCTTGTGATCGTCTCCAACCAGCCACGGAGCAATAACCACGTCTCCTTGCTTGAACCAATCGTTGACAATCTGTATGTTGGGTAAATGCTTGGCCCACTCAGCACCGTGAATATCACGCTTGTCTCTGTAGTACAAGTCATGATTGCCCGGAATAAAGTAAAACTGATCAAATGCTTTGGATAGTTTTTCTAATGCTCGTAGACTAAAATTTAATGTCTGTAGATTAATACTGGCTCTATGATGATGCCAATCACCAAGAAACATGCCAGTTTCACAGCCTTGTTCTTTGGCTGTAGCAATAAACCAGTCAATAAAATTTTCACAGTCTTGGTTGTGCGCCAGGCTATTTGACTTTAGTCCAAAATGAATATCAGTACAAATAGCCGTTTTACGAAATAGATTAGTCATCTACTGATTATACTACTCATCCAAGCTAGATACAACCGGTCCGGACAATGCAGCCATACCAGCCTTACCGGAGTTCTGACGTGTCCAGGATGGATTGAGTCCGTTGATTTCTAAGATATCATCACGGATGTTTTGCATCTTTTTCTCAATGTTTAGGACACGAGTAAAGCTATTAGTGATAGCGGCAGTATAATACGCAAAAGGGTTCTGCGATTTTGATTCGTCAAACTGGAGTCCGATTTGACTGAGTTGTAGCAAGGCTTGTCCTCGCATTTCTTCGTTGTATGTGTATCCACGCCAGTTGCTCCTTGTTGCATACCTTTCACATAACTTCATAAACATTGTGGCCAGCTTACGAGTCATAGTACCGTGATCACGTGAGTATTCGCCAGTTTCAAAGTCCCCCTTCCAGTGGCTTCGGCCCACAACGTAAGGTACTTTTTGATCGGTAATACGGTAATGCCAGAACGGTGGAAAATTAACTCTAACGTGAGTCGGATCACCAACAGGCTCGATAACTTCTGCAATTTCATCGGGTACAGAGTCTGTTACTTCTTCTAAATCTAAGATATCTTCAAGTTTGCGCTTTTTTTGTTGGCTTTTTGGAATCTTTTTAGGAGCCATTGGTATGTGTTCCCAACAGGTGATTCTAAATACTAAATCTGTGTTGGGAATTTTCTTTTGATCAATGATTTCACCGGTTTCACGCTTGATACGGTCTGACCGATTACGACGTGCGTCAACAATGGTTTTCTGATTAATTTTGCTAACGCTGGGTAAAATAATATCATATTGATGGTCAGTTGCTGGATCCAAATAACTACAGTAAGTGTTCTTACTCAGATGGATTTCTTTTAAAATATCTCTGTTGTTGAGATAGTTAACCTTTGCAGGGGGTTTAACAATTAAGGTCATTTTGTTGGTATACTCCTAAGAATGTATTTAATTGTAGCACAAATACAACAGTTGTCAACCATTATCTTTAACTACGCCGTTTTTATTTACGGTAAATATGTTTATAGGATAACAATATGTCTGACAATCTCATTAACGCCTCTAACAAAGCACAATTGGCCGCGCAACAACAAGCTAAAAATACCAATGACTTAAATGCACAGCAGGCTGGATTGCTCCTTGCATCTACAAAAGTGCTGGCACAAAGTAGTAATGAGTTTGCCACGATCCCACAAGGCCTAGCTGACGCAATTGACAACGCAAAAGCAGATCCAGCAATTTGGAATTCTTTCACGCTAGAAGAGCGGTCTCAGTTGTTAATTGACCGTGAAGATTATTTAAAACAGGCTGTTACTTTTAGAGAACAAGCAGTTGTAATAAACAAGGAAGTTGCGCAGTTAGAAGCTGAACTAACTCAGATGACGTTTAACGGTGAAAAACTAGACACCAACATTCAGCTGACCGAAGACACTCTTAGAGCAAATGCAGGTGTACCTGCTGATTTTACAATATCTTCTGCTAGTACAATTGATGATCCAGTCAGTGAGGCAGATCCACTGATTCCTCCTCCTTTGGGCCAGGTAAATGCCGAATCAGAAATAATTGACCCCAATGATGATCTTGAGTTACAAGAGCCGCCAGGCGCAGAGTCTGAAGAATTTACAGAGCTCGCTGAACCAGTGGATCCAGACGAACTTGTATTGTTGGGCGGCGAAGAAGAAATTGACCCATTTACAGAACTAGCAGAGCCAGTTGATCCAGAAGATTCAGAACCTGTATTATTGGGAGGACCCGATGAAGAGTTTGAGTTTACTGAACTAGCTGAACCAGTAGACCCAGAAGATTCAGAACCTGTATTATTGGGAGGACCCGATGAAGAAGGAGTTGACAACTTTGAACCAGACGCTGTGGACGAATTTGCTGGAATTGACGAACAAGTGGCTGCAAATGAAAATGCATTGCAAGAACCACCATTGTTGTCGCCAGAAGAAGTTGACGCCGAGTTGGCAGCAGCCGCAGGAGAGTCTGAATCATTAAATGATAACCCCAATGACATTGATGGTGAGCGTGAGTATGCTACACGGTCTCTTGCGCAAAAACAAGCAACGCTACAAGCTCAGCGAAAACAAGCCAACGATGGTGACTGGCGTGTTAAACTTCGACTGGCACCAAGTGCAAGTTATTTGTATAAAGCAGAAGAGCCGGGAATATTACAACCGTTGGCCGTCACTGACGGAGTTGTGTTTCCTTACACTCCACAGATCAATACCAACTACCAGGCCAACTATTCAACTTACGATTTAACGCACAGCAACTATCGCGGGTACTTTTATCAAAACAGTTATGTTGGCGAGATTACTATACAAGCAACATTCACAGCACAAGACACCTACGAAGCAAATTACCTGCTGGCAGTGATACACTTTTTCCGTAGTGTTACCAAAATGTTCTATGGTCAAGATGCTGAAAGAGGAGCACCTCCACCGCTGGTATATCTACAAGGACTAGGACAATATCAATTCAATTTGGCACCTTGTGTGGTTAGTCAGTTTACATATAATTTACCCACAGATGTTGACTATATTCGCTCAGGTAGTACAAACATTAACGGCACAGATCTACAGTTTCGTAGAGACAGACAAAACTTGCCAACAAACCCATTTTCATCAGCCTGGCAGAGACTAACCAATGCTGGATTAAGCAAAGGCGGATTGTTCAGTCCCCCAGCCCCAGCGACCCTGGGCACAGATAGACCAACGTATGTTCCTACTAAAATTGATCTAAGCCTCACGCTATTGCCAATGCAAAGTAGAGAACAGGTTAGTAAACAATTTAGTCTTAAGCAATTTGCCAATGGCGACTTACTAAAAGGAGGATTCTGGTAATGGCTGTTTATGATGCAACCAGTCCGTACTTTAATACAAAGTATACACAATTTTATTTGGACATGATGGTCAATAGATCATTGCCAAAAGAAAATGACGACAAATTATTTCGTATAAATCAAACGTACCAGTTCAGACCAGATTTGCTGGCCTTTGACTTGTATGAAAACGCCGGCCTTTGGTGGGTATTCTATCAACGTAACCCAAACACACTACAAGCCCCGCCTTGGGACTTTGAAGCAGGAAAAAAGATTTACGTTCCTAAAATTACTACCTTACGTGCCGCACTAGGGTTTTAAATGGCAACCATACCACCACCAGATGACGGTCCGGACAGCGCCGGAGAAATTATTATTAACGCACAAGTCGCACAAGACGATGGTGCTAATTTTCTACAACCTGACACAACAGTTAGTTACTTAAACAACGAAGGCGAGATTGTTCCTGGGCCCGAAGAGTTAATAGACACTAACGCTGACGATTTTTCTGAAGATCTAGATTTTGGTACCGATGCTGACACTAGAGAAATAAGCGACACACAGACTATACCTCCTCCTACTGCTGAACCTTCTATGCCCGAAGAAGGGTTACAAGGCGAAAACAACGAGGAAGCAGCCAATGGCACACTGGCCGAAGACATGGCAGGCCGGCCAATACCGTCAAGATCATTGGGACCATTTGCCGCCGGCGATGATCAAACAAACCCCACACGATCAACATTAAACAATTTGTTTGGCGCCAATAAAATTCCAACAAAGCCCAACGAACTCAGTAAGTTTGCTTCCTACACTTATAGTCTAAGCATGTATATCCTAGGACCTGAGGAATTTAAAAATATGGTGCGCACAAAACGCAAAACAGTTCCCGGACATCAACTGCTAATGCAAAGCGGTGGAGCACCAACGTCGTCAGGACTTACTACCACATCAAACGTTCCGTTAACCTTTGACGTTGAAGAAATGGCCAGCGCACTAATAAGTCCACAACAGGCCAGCCTAGGAAGAAACCAATTTTTTCCTTTAGATTTTTATCTTGAAGATTTAAAACTTGAAGGTGTTTTAAATGGCAAAGGAACCAACTCTGCACATAACACTACCAAAATGACTTTTAAAATTGTTGAGTCAAACGGTATTAGTTTATTAGACAATCTGTATGCGGCAACACAACAATATGTTGGTAAAAAAACTGGCGGGAAACAAAATTATTCAGCACAGAACTTTTTAATGGTGATTCGTTTTTATGGATATGACAGTAATGGAACTCTGGTCAGAGGTGCATCTACAAAGAGTCCCGATGGCTACACAGATGGCAATGCAATCATTGAAAAGTTTATTCCTTTCCAGTTTACTGGAATCAAGTTTCGTATTGCCAACAAGTTGACCGAATATGAGTGCGAAGCAGTTTGTCCGCAAAATTTAATTGCATCAGGCCAGGCACGTGGAGTAATTCCGTACAACGTTGAATTAACGTCAACATCTTTAAAAGAGTTGCTGATTGGTAATGCTAGTTATTCAACAGTGAATCAGACTGGTGGCACCAATGGACGAGAACCAAACACAGATACCAGTCCACAATTTTCTGCCGGTGCTGGCAGAGGAAGTACTGCTGGATTACCGCAAGCACAGCCCGAAGAAGGCGTAATGGTAGTGGGAGAAAATGGAGTTGAAGGAACCAGCACAGTGGATGCCGGCACAAGCCCAACTCAAAACTCTGCTCCTCCCAAAGCTAGTTCAGCACCAAATCCATCTATTGTATCTGGTTTAGTAAATGCACTAAACAAATACGAACAAGAAAAAGTTAAAAAGGGAATTTTTAATGTTCCTGACCAGTACGAAATTATAATTACAAATTCAATTTTAGAAAGCGCCAGAGTTATACCACCAGGTCAGACTAATAAAAAGAACACACCAATGGTACAAGCAACTACTGCTGACCAACAAGCACTGGGTGAAAAGCAAAGCGTAAACACCACAGGAAAAACAACTAGTATTCTGGCAGGTAAGAGTATTGTTCAGTTTATTGACGAAGTAACACGTACCAGCAGTTACATCACTGAACAACAAACTAAAATTATTGACCCCGTCACAGACAAAGAAAAGCCCCAAGGTGTTCCTGGTAAGATAATGGGGTGGTATCGAATTGGGCTCGAAGCCACTCCTATCAAGTACGATGAAAAACGTCGAGACTATGCATACAAGATTACCTATCAATTAAGTCCCTATGCGGTGTCGGATGTTAAAAGTGATTATTTTCCAACCAGTGCATTCAAAGGAACACACAAGAAATATAGCTATTGGTTTACTGGCGAAAACAGTGAAATTCTTGATTTTAATCAAGACTACAATTATCTTTACTATATTGTTGCTAACACCAAACAAAAACCTCCTACACGGTTAGTTGATTATCGTGAGTATGAAAAACGAGCATTTCAGCCACGAAGCAATCAAACAGATCAAGGCATTGAAGGTCGTGTTAACGAGCCAGGTGCCAACGCTGCCGATTACTTGTACAGTCCAGCTGACTTGAGTAGAGCACGATTGTCAATTGTTGGTGATCCTGCCTGGATCCAGCAAGGAGAATTATGGTCAGGCGTGGCCGGACTTAGATTTAACTATGGCCCATTTTTGGCCGACGGCACAATTAATACAGAAAGTCAAGAAGCATTGTTTGAAGTTTCTTTTAACAAGCCAGTTGATTACAATTTAAACACTGGTATTATGGATCCGGGATCTCAAAACTACAATGCAAATCGTAGTATTGGCCGCGCTGGCGATGCAAGACATAGTTATGTTTACAAAGCAGTTAAAATTGTTAGCAACTTTAGTCGGGGTCGTTTTACACAAGATCTTGAAGGAGTATTAGTTACATTTCCTGTACCAGACAATCTGGCGCAACAAGTTGCTGAACAAAATTCAGAATCAAATCAACAAGCAAGAAGTACATCATCAGGAACATCACGTACTAGAAGTATGTCAGGCGGCAATGCCGATGACACCGATAACTCAGCTGAAGAGTATGATGAAACCTCAGATGAGTCAGTAAGTGATGATACTGCTGGTGATGAATTAGACACTGGTGATGAATACTACGATGACCAGGAACCTGATTATGCCGAAGCTGATGAGCCGCCAGATTCCGAAGGTGAAGATGTGGGCGTGCCTCAGGACTTCCAAGCTGAGGAAGAAGATGGAAATATCACAGAAGAACCGTCACAAATTATGGATAGAGAGTACTAATGGCTGATAATATTCAACGTACCAAAGGCCGCGGCGCCGGCTATAAGTTTGACCGCGGCGGTACACCTGCTGAGTTTGGACCATATATTGGCAAAATCATGAATAATGTTGATCCTACCAGATCAGGACGACTGCAAGTGTACATTGAACAATTTGGTGGAAGTAACCCTAACGACAAAAGTCTCTGGCGTACTGTAAGCTATGTTCCGCCATTTTATGGTGTTACTCCCCACACAGGAACCAATGTTGGTACAGGAACGTTTACTGGTAATCAACAGAGCTATGGCATGTGGTTTACGCCACCAGATATTGGTGTACGAGTTATTTGTATATTTGTTGCTGGAGATCCAAACCAAGGTTACTATATTGGTTGTGTTCCTGAAGAAGGAATTACACACATGGTACCAGCTATTGGTTCTAGCAAAAAGTTCCAGCTGTCTGATAGTCAAAAAGCCTTGCTTGGCTCAGCAAAACAATTACCAGTTACAGAAATCAATAATACCAATTTAAAAATTTCTGAAAACCCAAGATTTTTTGATCAGCCTAAACCAGTACACTCGGTTGTTGCTGCCGAAATGCTACAACAAGGTCTAATCAATGATACTATACGTGGACCAATTAATAGTAACAGTCAGCGTGAAAGTCCGTCAAATGCCTATGGTATCACAACTCCTGGTCGACCTATATACCAAGGTGGCTTGGCAGAATCTGACATTAAACAAAAGCTACAAAGTGGTGCAGTAAAACCTCAAGATTTAAAAATAATTGCACGTCGTGGAGGACACAGCATTGTAATGGATGATGGAGATCTTGAAGGAAAAGATAACCTAGTTAGAATTCGAACTAGTAAAGGTCATCAGATTACAATGAGTGATGATGGCAACTGTTTTTACATTGTACATGCCAATGGACAAACCTGGATTGAACTCGGAGTCGAGGGTACCGTTGATGTGTACGCTACAAATTCTGTAAACGTAAGAACACAGGGAACAATTAATCTTCACGCTGATAAAGATGTTAATATCTACGCTAAAGAAAACTTTAACGTTAAAGCCGGCACAATCAAAATCGAAGGAGATAAGTCCTTTGATTTATTATCTACTAGTGCTATTAAAATGTATAGCAAAGCCGATATTGGTATCACTGCCGACGGCTCTTTAGTACTTAAAAATGGCAGTTCAGGTGGATGGGATGCAGGTGACAGTCTGGTCTTGGTAGCAGGTACAATAGATTTAAATGGGGGTACTGCGCCTTCACCTCCAGAAAACCCAAAACCTTTTACTGAATACGAGTTGCCAGATACTTCGTTTAGTTCTTCGGGCTGGACGTCAACTCCAGGAAAACTTAAAACAATTGTTACTAGGGCACCAACACATGAGCCTTGGTCTGCACACAACACTGGAGTTTCTGCAGATATAAGTTTTGATGGCGAAGGTGGTGATGCTGGTGGCGGAGATGCAGGTGGGACAGCAACGGACATTGCTGGCGGAGATGCAGGTGGGACAACAACGGACATTGCTGGAGGTGGAAGTATTGAAACCCCAGCACAAATGACAGTAACCGAAACTAATGATCAGTTGATCTCAAACCCGATTAACTCGGCTGATTTCTTGACTCAGGCACCTGCTGAAATCAGTTTAGGCAGCCTGGATAAAAGTCAGGTTACTGGATTGCTAGCATCAGCGGCAGGATCAACTGGGCTTAAACTAGATTCAATTGATCCTACAAAAGGTATTGGCAAGTATGGTCTGAGTCCCAAGCAATTGGAGTCTTCGGGATTCTTAAAGCCAGGAACAGTACAGCAATATCTGTCAGACCCTGCTAAACTACAATCAGTGTTGGCAAGCCCAACAGTTTGGACTGGTAAAGGTGGTGTAGGTAACTTGAGTAAGTTGTTGTCCAGCGATAAAATTCAAAATATGGCACAGCAAGAACTCATGACAGGAGCACTAGCAGGACTTAAATTATCTGGCTTGGCTACTGGTAAAGAAAATCCTGCACAGCTGGCGGCCCTTGTACAAAGTACAACAAAGTTTGGTATTGACGCTACCAAAGCCTGGAGTTCAGGTAACGCACCGGCAGCCATTGCGTCAGAATTTAATAATCTTGCCAAGAGCGCCAGTCAAGCCGCATCATTTGTCACAGCCAAAGCCGGTGAGCTTGGTGCAGTTGGGCAACAGGCAATAAATGCCGTTGGCACAGTAAAACGTGCCGGTCTTGATAAAGCATTAACAAGTATACTTGGAGATCCAAAAATACCCACACCGGGATTTGGCGGTTAATTTCTGACAATCAAAAGACCACACGAAAAATAACCAATAAATAATAGCATGCCTACATTTATTGGTTTCAGTACTATCAATCAGTATAAAAAGTTTACCTTGGTTGACTTTGAGTTAATCAAGCGAGACCTTGCGAATGCACTTAACATACAGCAAGGAGAATTGCCTGGGAGACCTGGATACGGTACTACAATCTGGAGTTTTGTGTTTGAAAATCAGACACCTGAGACCGAACGTGGTATCCTTGCCGAGTTACAACGTGTAGCGGGTGGTGACCCGAGGATATATCTATCGAATGCGTCAGTTTACCCACAATTAAACGGAATGTTAATTGAAGTTGCAGTACAGGTAGTAGGTAGTTCAACAGCAGAACGATTGGCCATATTCTTTGACCAAGAAACTCGCAGAGCAAGTTTTGTCTAAAACTGCTCAGTTTATAAACACCATAAATATGAAAACAGTGAGAGAATATGGCAAAGACAGCAAGACAAACAGCAATATTTGGAGTTGAGGACTGGAAGAGATTATACCAGACCTACCGCGAAGCCGACTTTCAAAGCTACGACTTTGAAACATTACGCAAGAGCTTCGTTGATTACCTCAGACTTTACTACCCTGAAACATTCAATGACTACATTGAAAGTTCAGAATTTATTGCCCTGTTGGATGTCATGGCTTTTATGGGCCAGAGTCTTGCATTCCGTAATTACTTAAACACTCGTGAAAACTTCATGGATACCGCTGAACGTCGTGACAGCGTTGTCCGCCTTGCTAACCTTATCAGTTATACACCCAAGCGCAACGAAGCCGCCCAAGGAGTATTAAAAGTATTTTCTGTGTCAACTACCGAAAACGTAGTTGACTATAACGGAATTAATCTTTCAAATGTTACTATTGACTGGAACGACCCTACAAACCCAAATTGGTTTGAACAGTTAACTTTGGTTATTAATGCCAGCTTGGTTGACAGTCAAAAATACGGGCGGCCGGGCAATAAACAAACACTTTTGGGTATCGACACCTCAGAGTATGCAATTAACTTGGTTCCTGGATTCCTTCCAGTCATTCCTTATACTTCCGCAGTTGATGGCGTTAATATGCCGTTTGAAGCAGTTAGTGGAACTAGCCAAGGTAGAGACTACATTTATGAACCAGCACCTCGTCCAAACGGTGTATTCAATGTGCTGTATCGTAATGACTCCCTGGGATATGGCAGTGAGAACACTGGATTCTTTTTCTTATTCAAGCAAGGTGTACTACAAAATCAAGACTTTAACCTAGCTGAAGCATTACCTAATCGCACAGTTAATATCAACATTGAAGGCATCAACAATCAAGACTACTGGTTATATCAGTTAGACAACGTTGGTTCAATCGCCACTGAGTGGAAATATGTAGAAAGTGTTTATGCAGCCGCGCTTGAACAACTTGCTCCTGAACAACGAAAAATTTATTCTATCACAAGTCGCACCAATGATCAGATTACACTAACGTTTGGCGACGGAGTGTTTAGCGAAGTTCCTGTTGGGTTTTATCGTACCTATGTACGTGCCAGCAATGGTTTAAAATATATTATTAATCCTGAAGAAATGCAGAGCATTTCGTTACCAATTAGCTATATTAGTCGAACAGGGCGGCTAGAAACAATTACATTTACCTGCGGTATTACCACTCCGGTGAGCAATGCCGCTCCTCGTGAAACCATTGACGAAATCAAACAACGTGCTCCTGCTCGTTACTATACACAAAATCGCATGGTCAACGGCGAAGACTATAACAACTTTCCGTTTACTTTGTATAACAGTATTATTAAAAGCAAGGCAGTGGCACGTTCTAGTACAGGTACAAGTAGATACGTAGATTTTACAGACATCACTGGCAAGTATAGTTCTACTAATATTTTTGCATCAGATGGTGTGCTATATCGACAGAACGTATTGCCAAGCTTTGACTTTGCTTGGATTAATCGCAATGACATTGTTGATACTATTGCCAACAGCATAGAACCAATACTACCGGGACGTAGTATGCAACAGTTTTACTATGAAAACTATCCTCGTCCAAGTTTGTCTGTTTTAAATTTTGCATGGAATCAGAGTACTACTGTGGTTAAAGAAACCACAGGATATTTTTATGTTGGTACACCTGCCTCTCCGCAGTCTATTGGTAGTTACGCCAGTAACAATGCCAAATATGTGACACAAGGGTCGTTGATTAAATTTGTTGCACCCACAGGCTACTTTTTTGATGCAAATAATAAATTAGTTGCCGGACTTCCTGTACGTGCAGATGAAAAACTAGTTATCTGGGCCACAATTATGGCTGTGGTATTAGATGGAACCAATCAAGGATTAGGTAACTTTCCTGATGGTACTGGACCGGTTATTTTAAACAGCTTTGTTCCAACAGGCGCACTGGCAGTAGAAGTAATTCCAAAGTTTGTCGACGATTTGCCCAGTTCAATTCGTCAAGAAATGTTACAACAAATCGAATTGTTCCGAAACTTTGGCTTGGGCTACAACAACTTAACAGCAACCTGGTATTTGATTACCAGCTCAAATCTACATCAAGATTCTCCTTTTAGTCTTTCGTATGCACAAAATACCGAAGGCTTAAACCTGGACGCTTCTTGGTTAATACAATTTATCACTAACGGTGTTTCTTATACTGTGGTTTCTCGTGGGTTAGATTATGTTTTTGCCAGCGTACTACAAACACGATTTACCTTTGACGGTAGCGAAAGTATCTACGACAGTCGAACTGGATTGGTAATTGATGATTTTATAAAAGTATTAAAAACAAATTCAAAGCCTGACAGCAACCAACCGTTGACCAGCGACGTCAAAATGGACATTATTGCACAGCCAGTGCAAAGTGATGGATACGTCAACGACTACGAAGTTATTGTTAGCTATGTTGATTCTGACGCAGACGGAGTTGCTGACAATCCAGATTTCTTTGATGAAATTGTTGCACCAAACATTGATCCTAATTCAAAATTAGTATTTTTAAAGCAAACAGTTGACTTTGATAATTTAGAAAGATATTTGCCAGTTGAACCAGGGATTGTAAACAGTGAGTATGCAACCAAGGACGATATTGAGTTAGTTAAAACTGAATTCGTCAGCGGACAAATATTCTATGCATACGACGAAAAAGTGTTTTATGAACTAGTCTTTACTGTGGTTAACGGAAATATACAACGCACACTAGTTCAGACAAATATTTACAAAGCCAGAATTGGTCGTCAGAGCCTGGGATTCCAATATCGACACAATAGTCCATTAACTAACATTATTGATCCAGGATCAACTAACATTATTGACCTGTACCTTGTGGTTGAGGAATACTATATTGCATATCAAAATTACGTTAAAGATACAACAGGTACTGTGGCAGAACCAAGTCCGCCAACAATATCCGAGTTGTCAACTGCTTATGCCAAACTTGATGACTATAAAATGATTTCTGATACTGTGGTTCCTAACACAGTGATCTTTAAACCATTGTTTGGCGCCAAAGCACCATCACAGCTAAGAGCAACAATCAAAGTAGTCAAAGCACCAAAAGTCACTGCCACTGTTAGTGAAATTAAGAGCCAGGTTGTTGCTAACATGAATAATTATTTTACCATTGACAAATGGGACTTCGGCGATAGCTTTTTCTTCTCAGAATTAGCCGCATACCTACACAAACAAATGGGTTCTATTATTAGTTCGGTAGTACTTGTTCCACTGAATCCATTAAAGAGTTTTGGAGATTTATATGAAATTAGATCAGCGCCAAACGAAATTTTTGTAAATGGTGCAACTGTTGCTGACGTTGAGGTTATTGACGCATTGACACAAAGCAACATTCAAAGCCAAACTCCGGTGTCAGGATTATATCCTGTTAACACCACTGGAAGATTAAACAGCACACTAAGCCAGACAGGTGAATATTAATGGCAATCCGCAGACGTACAATTGATTTATTACCAGAGATTTTTCGCACAGACACAAACCGAAAGTTTTTGTCTGCCACGTTAGATCAACTGACACAAGAGCCCATTACAAAAAAGACACAGGGCTATGTAGGCCGACGTGTTGGTCCAGGTGTTAATCCTGCAGATTATTATGTCACAGAGCCTACTGCTACACGTACAAATTATCAATTAGAACCAGGCGTTATTTTCTTAAAGCCCGACACCAGTACTGCTATTGATGCAATTACTTACCCAGGTATGGTTGATGCACTAGAGTTGCAAAATGCCAACATTACCAAACAAGATAGACTATTTGAAAGCCAATATTATTCTTGGGATCCGTTTTGCAATTTAGATAAGTTTTCAAACTACAGTCAATATTATTGGCTTCCACAAGGACCAGACAGCGTTGATATTAGTACTACGGAAGTTCCGTTGACTGACACATGGGAAGTAACTCGCGGAGCCAATGATTACACATTCAGCGACATTCGCGGCAACGATCCAATTATCACAGTTGCCCGTGGCGGCAGTTACCAGTTTACGGTAAATCAACCAGGTAGCAATTTCTGGATACAGGCAGCGCCGGGAATTAACGGACGTTTACCTGCAACTCCAAACATTAGTAGTCGTGACGTACTTGGCGTAGTAAACAATGGCGAAGATCAAGGAACTGTTACGTTTAATGTTCCGTTAAAAACAGCCCAGGACTTTTACTACAATTTAAACGATATTGGTACTGTTGATCTTATATCAACAATAAACTTTGACGAAATTAACAATATGTCTGTTGCACAGTTTTTGCAACAGTTCCCTACCGGTATTGATGGAGTTACTAATCTTAATAATAAAACTGTTATTTTTATCAATAGGAACAGCGATGCTGCCTCTGGTGGATGGCAAATCACCACACCATTTGACCCGTTGGTTCGTACAGTACCAAATCAAGTTGGATCGTCTATTAGCTACGATGTAAACGGCCAGCCTTATGATTCAGTGCCCTACGAAACACTCACAGACATAATTGTCAGTGGTGAACCAGATCCTTTGGATGGTCAGCCGGGCAGTTACGACAGTATACTATTTGATCAGACTACAGAAATTACCTCACAGGCTCAACGTTATAGTATCTGGCAAATTCAATATATCACAACAACTGGATTAGATCCGTATATTCGATTGTCTAGTATATTGTCAGTGAGTAACCTAAGCAAATTTAAAATTTTGTTTGGAGAAACCTACAGCAGTACGCAATGGTATAAAAACGCATCTGGTTACTTTGAGCAAGTCCCTTTACTAACAGCAGTACTTGACACGCTATGGTACCAAGACAGCACCAACCCAGAAATTTTTGGTCAGATTCGATTAATTGATGCTGAGCAAGTAGAACCAATTGATATTAATGACATCATTGGCTCCAAGAACTATATTAGCCGAAATGGTGTTGATTTTACCAACGGGCTTAAAGTTCAGTTCCGTGGTCCTACGATTCCTGCTGGCTACCAAGACTTAGAATACTATGTTGAAGGAGTAGGAACTGGCCCGGGTATCTCAGAAAGAATTGGATTCATTGACGGCGAAGCATATTTTGGCACCTGGCATTATTACAACGGTCAGAAAATGACCGGTGCAGTACATCGGACTGACATTTATCAACAATATATCTATGACTCTGTGGATGAAAGTTTGGTTAACATAGGTGCCGGCGGCCCTGATGGTGCACCACTACCGACCACTGGTGTTCCTGGCGCATACAGAGGAAATGGTATTGTATTGATCCCAGTTAACGAACTAGTAACACCAGAAACATACACCAAAAGCGAAACTATTCCCTACGACTTTACATCGTATGACTCAACTCCGTGGGACGCTAGTTTAAATGCACCAATAGTTCCTGACTATATTACTATTAATCGTGCTAGCCAGGATAGAAATGCCTGGAGTCGTAGTAACCGTTGGTTCCATAAAGATGTATTGAATGCAACAGCAAAATACAATAATCAAGTACCAAGTCTAGATAATAATTTTAGAGGAAAACGTCCAATTATTGAATTTAGGCCAAACATTGATTTATACAATAACGGAACACAAGCAAAACCTCCAGTTAACATTGTTGATTTTTCCAGCACAGATGCGTTTAGCAACATTAATGGTCAGCGAGGATACAGCACTGATGGATACACGTTTATTGACGGAAGTCTTGTGATCTTTGCCAACGACTCTGACGCAACTGTGCGTAACAGAATATACAAAGTTAAATTTATTGACACAACTGGATCAGGAGTTAGAGTCATTGATCTGATTCCTGTAGAAAACAGTCAGGCATTAATAAATCAAACAGTGGTTTGTCTAAGCGGCAATACCCAGCAAGGTAAGAGTTATTGGTTTGATGGTGTGACATGGTACGAAGCCCAGGAAAAAACTGGAGTAAACCAACCGCCATTATTTGATGTATTTGATTCTAATGGCGTGAGTTTTAGCAACCGTGCAGTTTATCCAAGCTCAACTTTTACTGGATCTAAATTGTTTGGTTACGGTCTTGGAACTACATCGTCAGTGGACGTTGTAATTGGTTTTGCATTAAAATATCTGAATATTAACAACCTTGGAGATATTGTATTTGAGAACTATTTGTATAATGATACTTTCATCTACGTTAAAGATAATATAAGTTCGGAATTAAAAATTAGTACTGGTGTTGTTCGAGAATATGTTGATCGCGTGTCATTCACTGAAGAAATTGGTTGGCAAAAAGCAGCCGCTGAAAATCGAAGTAGACAAATTTTTAGATTCACATACAATGGAACTAATTTAAAATTAGATGTACCAGTAGTTACAACATCTGTATTCCCAGCAGTTCAGATGTTTGTTGAAGGCGTGTTTGTTGACCCAGGAAATTACACAGTTACCATTAGCGGACAAAACACTATTATTGAATTGGCAACTGCACCGGCACTTGGAACAATTATTGAACTGCAAGTACTAAGCAATTATGCCAGCAATGTTGGATTCTACGAAATCCCGTTAAACCTTGAAAATAATCCGTTAAACGAAAATAGTGGATCATACACACTTGGTACAATCAGAACTCATTATGAGAGTATTGGACAAAATCTTAAAACTCTAGTTGGTCCGATTAATGGCGCTAATAATACCAGAGACCTTGGAAATTTAATTCCATATGGCGATAATATTGTACAGCATTCATCTCCGTTGGCATTAACTGGTGTTTTTCTAAGAGAACAACAATATGAGTTGTTTAATTCACTAAGATTTAACAGTCAAGAATATACCAAGTATAAATCTCTTTTGCTTGACTTAGCCGCCAAAGGAAACTTTATTAATCTAACACCAACTCAGGTATTGGATTCTGTATTACAAGAAATTTCTCTAGGACGGTCAGATTTATCTCCATTTTACTGGAGTGATATGATTCCTAGCGGAGAAACATACACAGAAACAACGTACACGTATTCTTTTACCAGCGACAATGTGTTTGACCTAACAAGTATCTATAGTTTTACCGATTCAAACTATAAAAGCGTACTAGTTTATTTAAACGGTAATATTTTAACTCGTGGATATGATTACACAGTATCCGCTAACTCGCCAACATTGACAATTACTACTACGTTGACCATTGGTGATGTTATTAACATTCGTGAGTACAATACAACGTATGGTAGCTATGTACCAAATACACCGACAAAAATTGGACTATTTCCGTCATTTAAACCTGAGATGTTTATATCTGACACGTATGTTAATCCCACTGAAGTAATTCAGGGTCATGACGGCAGTATTACTGTGGCATTTGGAGATTTTAGAGATCAGGTATTATTAGAATTTGAAACACGTATCTTTAATAACTTAAAAATTATTAGTGAAATTCCGCTAACGCTTGATGATGTTATGCCTGGGCAGTTTAGAACTACAGAATATTCATTAACCGAAGTCAATAGTATTCTCAGCGAAGACTTTTTAACTTGGGTAGGATGGAACAAACTTGATTACAGTACTCAACTTTATGTACAGACAAATCCGTTTACATACAACTATAGTCAGAGCGGAAACAAACTAGATCAACAACCCTTGCTAGGCAACTGGCGCGGCAACTATCTGTATTTTTACGACACTATTACTCCAAACACCACACCATGGGAGATGCTAGGATTTAGTCAGCAACCGTACTGGTGGGAAGCAGAATATGGTCCTGCGCCATATACATCAGGAAACTTGGTTCTATGGGAAGATTTAGAAAATGGATTAGTCCGAGATCCAATAGGCCACTATGTTGATCCACGATATGTACGCCCTGGACTAACTCAGGTTATTCCATCAGGGACAGAAGGAGAATTAGCTAGCCCATTTAATTCTATTGTAGGAAACTATGACACAACAAGTTTTAAACGCAGTTGGGTATTTGGCGATGACGGCCCGGTAGAATCAGCCTGGCGCACAAGTAGTGCTTGGCCTTTTGCTGTAATGAAACTACTGGCATTAACTAAACCTGCTAAGTTCTTTGCCTTATTTGCCGACAGAGATCGCTATGTTTACAATACTGCAAGAGAACAATATCTTTGGGACAATCGCTATCGTCTGGATGCTAAAAATCTAAAACCATTGTATGGCAATGGTACCAGCAAAGCCAGCTATATTGACTGGATCATTGATTACAATCGTCAGCGAGGTGTTAATAGCACAACTGGATTAACTGATGCATTGTCTAACATTGATGTTAGACTTTGCTGGAGAATGGCTGCCTTTAGCGACAAAAACTATTTAAAAGTTTACACTGAACGTTCAACACCCAACAGCCTAAACGCAAGTTTAATGTTGCCCGATGAAAGTTATCAGTTGTTACTGTACAAAAATCAACCGTTCTCTAAAATTGTTTACAGTTCTATTATTGTACAAAGCACAGATGACGGATGGGCAGTTTACGGCTATAGTACCAATACACCTTACTTTAATATCTTGGTATCAAAACCAAGTGGAAAAACAGCCACTATTTCAGCCTCTGGCGTAAACATTAGTATTCCTGTAGAATACACCAATACAGTGGCTGAAGTTCCTTACGGATACGCATTTACTAACAAAGCCGCGGTATGCGATTTTATCTTGAGCTACGGTAAACTACTAGAAACACAGGGCTTGGTCTTTGAAAATCGTGAAAACGGTACAGCACTTAATTGGCAACAAATGGCTCAGGAGTTTGTTTATTGGAGCAATCAAGGATGGGCATCGGGTGCAATTATTAACCTTAATCCAGCCGCAACTTCTATTTCGGTAACACGTCCGGGTGCAGTAGTAGAAAGCCTGGTCCCGGTGTCCATTGACAATATTATTTTAAACCAAAATAGAGCACCAGTTCCAGGTACAGACCTGCAAATTGATCGTTTTGGTAACACATTTAAAGTTTCTAGTTTGACATCAAATACTATTAACTTTTTAAATCTAAAGTTCACCGCCTACGAGCATCTGGCAGTACTTGATAATACCAGCATCTTTGCTGACTTGATTTATCAACCAGTTACCGGTGCTCGACAAAGCCGTATTCGTGTATTTGGTACACTAAGCGGCGACTGGAACGGTACAGTTGATGCACCAGGATTTGTGCTGAACCAGGACAATATTGTGGCCTGGATACCAAATAAAAAATACGCCAAAGGCGAGATTGTACTGTTTAAAAACGAGTACTGGAGTGCAAGTACAATTATTCAGCCGTCGCAGGAATTTGATTACGCAGTCTGGATAAAAAGCGACTACGGCTCAATACAAAAAGGATTGTTGCCAAATGCAGCCACAGACAGCAATCAACTTGCACAAGCATACAGCGTTTATAGTGCAAACCTTGAACAAGATGTTGATCTGTTTAGCTATGGGCTAATTGGATTCCGACCACGAGAGTACATGCAGGCATTAAACTTGACCGATGTCAGCCAGGTAAATTTATACCAGTCTTTCCTAGGCACAAAAGGAACGCTCAGAGCCGCAGAAATTTTTACTTTTGCTAACTTAGGTAAAGAAATTGCACAGTATGACATCTACGAATATTGGGCAATGCAACGTAGCACATATGGGGCCAATGCTAACCGTAGCTACTTTGAATTACTGTTGAATCAGGCATTTTTACCCAGCGACCCTGCATTAATTCAAGTTATTCTGCCCACACAAGAGTCAGCAGCCGATCAGAAAGTATTGTTAGAAAATGTCTGGAAAGAAAGTTACAAGCTAACATCGCCTGACATTCTACCTACTACAAATGATAACTTTGCTGTTACTCGTTTACCAACTGCAGGATACGTCAGCTTTGATGACGCAGACATCACCTGCTTTAGCCTGGAAAACCCACAGACTATTGCCGACAGTCTTCCAATCATTGGTGTTGGCACAACAATCTGGGTAGCAAAAACAAACTCATATGACTGGAACATCTATCGTGTTAGCAAAGTTCCAGGAGTAATCACTGAAGTTAGCAATAACCTAAATGACCGTGCCGCAGTAACATTTAGTAAAGAACATAACTTGACAGTGGGTGATTTTGTAATTATCAAAGGTTTTGACACCGCAGTAGATGGTGTTTATAATGTATTGGCAGTTCCAACGTTAACTACTATACTAATTTCTTATACCTTTGTTGGTGGACAAGAAAACCTTACTGGAACTGGTATTCCTTTTACACTAGTAAGTTCACGATTTAAACAAGCGTCTGACCTGGCCAACAATCCAATTTCATCTCAACTGGTTCCGGGTGCAATGGCCTGGATCGATGACAATGGAGTCAATGACCGATGGGAAGTAATTGAAAAAACAAGTCCGTTTGCTCTCAAAACTATTTTAACACCACAGACTCAAGTTGAAAATTCAAGATTTGGTGCTAGCGTTAGCCAGGGATTTGAGAATATCGGTGCTTTGGTCGGTGCTCCAGGTTATAATCCTGACAGCGAAGTCACTGCTTCGGGAGGAATTTATAGCTATGTTAAAGCAGAGAATGATCAGTATGTAGAAAATACCCTTATTCAACTAGGAGCAACAAACACAGTTGGCTACGGCAATGCTATTGATATTGGGGGCCAAAACTGGGCCGCTGCCGGTGCCAGCGAAAGTAATAACAAACAAGGGTATGCCTGTGTAATTTATCAAATCCCATCGGGTAATGTATTTGAGCAACGCCAGCTATTGGTTGCACCGGATCAAGATTTTGGCCAAGGAGAGTTTGGCTACAGCGTTTCGGTCAGTGCCAATGAGCAATGGATGTATATTGGTGCTCCTGGCAACAATAAAGTTTATGCATATACCAAAGTTGAATTACCACAACAAAATGTTAAACATATCACTGACGGAGTAACCTACGTCTACAACTATAGCAATGAAATTATTATCAACAGCGATGAACAAATTACTGTAGTACTTGGTGATGCTATTTTAATCTACGGAGTTGATTATACTGTTACTTTAGAAAATGTAGTTCTCTCCGAGACTCCAACTGCTGGACTATCTCTATTCATCACACGTAAAGATTCAGTCAACCTTGACCAACAAGTTTACTATAATGTAACACAAGACTCAACTTCAGGCTCGGGTTCAGGAGCAGAGTTTACTGTTTGGAGAAATCGAGGAACATATTATGTAACATTGTCTGCGCCAGGAACAGCCTATACAGTTGGGAACACAATTACTATAGATGCCGCAACAATTGGCGGCGGCACAAGTCCGGCAAATGACTTAACTATCACAGTGACTGAGGTAGTGTCAGGCGGAATTACTGCACTTACACAGTCTGGCAGTGGAGTATCAAACACCTCGGTATTTCCTATTGATCCATACTTGTACACAGTCACAGATATCTTTTCGTTTACAGTGACAGTAAATGGACTGTTATATCGACCATTCTTGGACTATGATTTTAACAGTGACAGCGGATTGAATTCCATGGATGTGGTATTCAACACTATTCCTCCAGCCGATGCAACCATTACTGTGTCTAGTAAAACTTATTATACTCCGGTGGCTGTACTAACTGTGCCGGGACTGGCCAATACTGTTAGATTTGGTCATAGTGTAACAACGCCCACCATTGGTAGTACTGTAATTATCGGAGCACCGTACGACAGTGATTACGGAAAAGCCTATGTATTTGACCGGGCAGTAGAACGATTTATTGTTTCGGATATTTCTGTAACTTCGTATACAACCACAGAAACTCTTGTTGGACCAACAGCAGTTACTCTCAATGGAGCATTTTTAGTCAACACAGATGGCAATATAAATGGAAACTTCTCCGTCAATGGCAATACTGTAACAATTACTGCCACATTAAACGTTGGTGATATCATTGAAATTAACGTTAACCAGTTTAGATTAATTCAGATACTGGTAGATGATGGTATTACTTTACATGCTGACTTTGGATACACTATTGAACAATGTCTAAGTGGTTGCAATCTATTTGTCGGGGCACCGTTTGACAGCGATAATAGTCCGCAAGGGGGCATAGTTGATTATTATATTAATCAAAGTGCTGTATACGGCACAATTACTACCACCGTTGCCAACCCAACTTTATCCATTGGCGACTGCATACGAATTAACAATAGCGTAGTTGAGTGTTCTGGAATCTCCATTGAAGATTTAGTCAACGATATTAATACAGCAAAAATACCAAATGTAATAGCAACACTTCTTTCTGATGTTGAGTTATTTGGAGATGCCACAACAAAGATCTTTGACGTTGGCAGCATATATTCAAATGCATCTTCGTATACCCCTGTGGTTTACGTCAAAGGCGTACTGCAAACATTAAATGTTAACTACACTTACAACAATAGCACACAGCAGATCACATTCATGATTGCTCCAGGATTGTATGATACAATTAAAGTTGTAGCAGGAAGAATGACCGTTGGAGTTAAAAACTTTGAAGCATCAACACCTACTAATAGATTAAAAGTTCTACCATGCCTGGGCACATTGTTTAATGATCTAGGCGTGGAAACATATATTTGGTTACAAGATATCTCTCCACCAGTAATCCAAGATTATGCTAATTTTGGCAAGGCAATTTCTATCAATACCGAAAGTACAATGTTAATCATTGGTGCTCCAAATGGGTCAATTGTTGCGCCAACAACCTTTGACAACAGCACAACTTATTTTGACGATTACAGCAGTAATTTCTTTGATCCTGTTAAACAAAGCGGTGTAGTTTATGAATACGACTTTTTGCCAGCCGCGAACCCAAGCGCCACAAACCCTGGAAGATGGGTATTTGGCCAACAGTTGTTTGAAGATACAATTCAATCATTGGATGCTTTAGGAACCTCAGTTGATTACACATCGGGTCATATTTTTGTTGGCGCCCCCGGTGCTGACCTCGGTGATAGCCAGGCTAACATTGGTAAAGTATTGCAAATTGAAAACCCAACAAGACAGCAAGCCTGGGCAGTTAAACATATTCAACAACCAATGGTTGACATAGCATTGTTGAATACTGTGTTCATGTATGATCGTATAACCGGCGCCGCAAAAAATTACTTTGATTACTTTAACCCATTACAAGGGCGAATGTTAGGTGTAATTGAACAAAACGTTGACTATACTGGAGCAGTTGATCCTGCGGCATATAATGTTGGCACAGTTAATAACTATGGAAGTAGCTGGGCTCAAGAACGAGTTGGTAAAATTTGGTGGAACACAACTAATGTAAGATTCATTGACCCTAACCAAGATGATATTGTTTACGCAAGTCGTCGTTGGGGACAAATTTTCCCTGGCAGCTCGGTAGACGTTTACCAATGGATTGCTACAGATGTAGCACCAGCCAACTACACTGGCACAGGAACAGTATATGCTACAGATAGATATGTGGTTACTTCTGCATTAAACGAGCAAGGGATATTTGTTACCACTTACTATTATTGGGTTAACGGTACTACCACAATTGATAAGTCTGCAAAGAAAACACTAAGCACAGAAGCTATCACACGTTACATTGAAAACCCACGTGCCAGCGGGATTCCATACATTGCACCAATCAATGCAAGTACTATTGCAATCTACAATGGTCTTGACTTTATTTCGGCACAGGATACTATCCTGCACACTGAATTTGATCGAGAAAGTACCGAAAACGAAGTACACTTAGAATACCAGTTGATTCCACAGAATCGTCCCGATGGGTTCTTAATTGATTCATTGTATCGTAAACTACAAGACAGTTTCTGTGGAGAAGATACAGCTGGCAACCCTGTGCCTGACCCATTCTTGAGCCCTAGTGAAAAATATGGTGTCCAGTTCCGTCCACGCCAAAGTATGTTTATTAACAGATTCCTGGCTTTACAAAACTACCTGCAACGGGCTAACACAGTTTTAGTGCAATATCCAATTGCAGAAAATAGAAATCTATCATTGTTGAACAGTGAAGAACCGCAACCATCAATAGCATCAGGCGCCTGGAACAAACGTGTTGCCAACATTGAAGAACTAAGCTATCAGAACTTGGCGGAAGTTCCATTTGGATACAACTACCTGGTTGAAAGCGACAGTACCAATAACGGCCTATGGTCAATCTATGAAACTGTGCCAGGATTTATTCTTGGAGAAAAAACTCTGTCTTTGATTCGTGTACAAAGTTATAATACTAAAAAGTACTGGAGTTACATTAACTGGTATCGCCCAGGATACAATCCATTAACTAGAATTCTTACTGAAGTTCAGACATACTCAGTACTGACAACAATTTCTGTACCTGAAGGAAGTAGTGTTAAAGTTACCGCAAATGCACAAGGTAAATGGGAAATTTACATATTAGAAAATGGCTCGTGGAACAGGGTTGCTCTTCAAGATGGTACTATTAAATTTTCTGCCACACTATGGGACTATTCAATTGGACGATTTGGATTTGACGTTGAGGTATTTGACGCACAATACTATGATCAAGAGCCTGTAATTGAAACACGTAAAATTATTCAAAGTATTAATCAAGAATTATTTGTCGGTGATCTACTAATAGAACGCAACCGACAGTTGATTTTAATGTTCAGCTATATATTATCCGAGCAAGAAGCACCATTATGGTTAACCAAAACTAGTTTAATTGATGTTGACCATACTGTGCGTACACTTGAACCTTACCAGATTTATCGTGCTGATAATCAAGACTTTGTATTGAACTACATACAGGAAGTTAAACCTTACCATACACAGATTAGAGAATTTAATCTGCGTTATCAAGGTAATGACATATTCCAAGGAAGTCTAGTAGATTTTGATGTTCCGGCATACTATAATACCACTAGTGGAAAATTTATTAGTCCAATATTGGATTATAACGGTTTAGTAATTGATCCTAACACACAATCGTTAGCACAGCCCACAGACATAATTTGGTCCGAATGGCCTTTTAGCCAATGGATAGGCAACTACCTATTAAGCATCGAAGATGTTACTATTGTTGCTGGAGGAAGTGGCTACACTATTGCACCTGACGTTGTTGTAACTGGAGATTGTACAACGCCTGCAGTGATGACTGCATTGATTAATAGTGCAGGTAAAGTAGTGGGCATTGATATTGTTAACTCCGGAGCAGGATACCAAACTACTGCAATTATTACATTGTCAGGCGGCAATGGAACTGGCGCAGTAGCAGTAGCAGTAATGGGCAACTCAATGGTGCGTGATTTGAATACCACCATCAAGTATGATCGATATCAATACAATAGCAATATTGTCAATTGGGAACCAGCTGTTAACTACAGCAACGGAACAATGGTTCGCTATGATAATCGAGTTTGGTTAGCTGATTCTAGCGACAGTACCGGAGTACAAAGTCAAACATTTGATCCATCACAGTGGTTATTAAAACCAGCTGGGGAACTGTCAGGAGTTGATCGTACCATGGGATATTATGTTCCAACAGCCAATGAACCAGGACTAGATCTTGGATTATTGATTTCAGGAGTAACGTATCCAGGGGTACAGGTCGCCGCACCAAGCTTTGCATCAAACACCGGCTATGATGTTGGTAACTATGATATTAATCCGTTTGATAACATTTCAGTTGGTCCTGACGGCCAACCAAGTTACGATCCGGCTATACTAGATGCAATTTACGAAAGTCAATTTGTTGACAGCTATTTAGGTACACGCCCAACAGATGTTAATGTAGTTGGCGGAGAATTTGTTGACACGTATTCGAGCCATGCTCCTGAAGAGTTAGTTCCGGGTGCAATCTTTGATACCCTAGATATTCGTGTAATAACTACACCTGGGTCCGACTGGGACTTTAACGGACATGGGTTCCCAATAGTTGATGTGGCTTATACATACAACGGAGTTGACAATAACTTTAGTTTTGCTGGATTAGTTGATTACCCTGATCAGGTACGTGTGTGGAACGCAACAACTGGTCAACAGTTGATTCTTGGAGACCACTATATTGTTAATTGGGTTGCAAAAACAATTACAGTCACATCAAATATTAGCACCGGCAACAATGTTTCAATTAGTGCGTATGGCATTGGTGGAGGGAACCAGTTATACAAATATGCATTTAACGGTGCAGTGGTCAATGACGGAATCATAATTCCAATTGGTTATGATTTAATAGCAACATTTGCAATTTTTGTCAATGGAGTTTTAGACACTGACTTTACATTTACTGCAACCAACGACATTCGTGGACTTCCATCAACATTACTAATATTAGATAACACATACCAGGTGTCTGACTTAGTGGTAGTAACTGCCATGGGATATACCGCTGGAACCACTGATTACACATACCAGTGGAGTACTCCGTTAACAGAGTATTTTGTAGCCGATGGTACAACATTGGCATTTACATTGTCTAATAGTTTGTCAGGAACAAACCCAGCAAATATTATTGTTGAGAAAAATGGTATTCGAGTAAGACCAGCCGAAGGTGCCGAATACATTGCCGATGGCTCAAGTTTACAGTATTACCTGCCAAGTCGAGGAGCATATAGTCAATCATTGGTAGCTGACAATGATGTTGCAGTTTATATTGATACCGTACCACAAATATTAGGCGTAGACTATGTTGTTGATCCCTATGTTGCTGGAAATGATAGAACTATTACTCTAAGTTCATTGCCTACTATAGGATCAACGGTGTTAATCTCAGTAAGAACTGCATCACCATATTACCTTAGCGGCAACCAACTGATCTTCAAACCCACTGGTGGAGTTATTCCGGTTCTTGGTGACATAATAACTGCAACAACATTCAATGATACTGCGCAACAAGAATTGTTGACACAGGTATTTGTTGGTCCAGAAACACAAGGTACTGTATTAACAGAAGGCTACGACGAAACAGTTTATGATTTAGGAATCATCAACAATGATCCAGGATCCTATGACTACAGCGAAGGTATTTTGATTCAGACTAATAAGTTTGACACCGGTAGACCAATTGCAAACGGAGCCCGAGTAGTGGTAACATTAAATGGCAGATACTTGTTTGAAAACAATGACTACTATATTGATGGTCAGTATATTATCATTGCTGGAGCACCAATTAATGCAGCCGCAGTAGTGACCATTTGCAGTTACACAGACAGCATTATTCCTGGCGGCATTGAATTCCGCGTATTCCAAGATATGCGTGGTTTACAAACTACCTATCGAGTTACCACCGACACACAAACTGTGCTAGTACAATCAGTACAAGAAAATGATGACATAATTTATGTTGACGATGTTAGTCATTTGAGCGATCCAGATTTACCAAATGGTATTTTTGGCATTGTGATCATCGACGGTGAACGAATTGCATATCGTTATAAAGATACCGGATTAAATGCAATCAGTGGTCTACGTCGCGGAACAGCAGGAACGGCTGTTGATAGCCATTCAGCTGGGCACTATGTAATTGATTCAGGATTTGGAAATGCCTTGCCAACAGAATATCAGGATAGAATAGTTTACCAAAACTATCTATCTCTTGGGACTCAAACAACATTTGTTGCTGAAGATATTAGCTTAATTGGTAATGTTTATGTGCTGGAAGAGTGCGTACAAGTATATATTGCAGGGATACTGCAACACGGTGGCTATACAGTGACATCTGTTGCTCCTGTAACTGTAGAGTTTGATACTGCACCAGTACAAAATTACCAAGTTTCTATACAAGTCCGACAAGGCCAAAGCTGGTACGAACCTGGAGAAGATACTGCAAGTAACGGACAAGCACTACAAGTAACCAACACCTTGGCAGCAAGGTTTTTCAGGAGTGAATAAACGTGGTAAATAAAGTATGATTCAACAAACGCAACCGAATAAACCCGCTGTACAGCAGACCCAACACCCTGTACAGAAACCCAACGAAACTGGGGCGTTCAGCATTGAAGGTCACATTAAGATATTTGACCCAAACAGTAAGGAAACTTTTGTGGAGAAACGAGCATGATGTCCTTGGGTCCTGTTTTAGTTGAAGGATTCTTAAAGATACATGATCCTAATTCTAAAGAAATATTTGTAGATAAGCACAATGCTATTCACTATGAAAACATGAGTATTGCATTGGCACAGAGCATTGCTGATAAAAATCTTGGATTCATCTATGCCATGGCGTTTGGTAACGGCGGCGCATCTGTGGACCCTACAGGTGTAATTACATATTTGCCTCCAAATACCACCGGTCAGAATGCTGATCTATACAATCAAACATACCTAAAAGTAGTAGATAATAATTCTCCTGCTAACACTGACCCAACAAGAAACAATTTAACAGTTTTACATACATCTGGCAAAGTTTATACCGACGTTTTAGTGACTTGTCTACTAGATTACGGTGAGCCAGCTGGACAACAGGCCTTTGATAATTCAACTAATTTCAATGGCGAATTTGTGTTTGATGAGCTAGGATTAAAAGCCTGGGAGGGTGCAAGTGATAATTTGATGTTAATTACTCATGTTATTTTTCACCCAGTACAAAAGAGTTTGAATAGGCAGATTCAAATTGACTATACTGTACGAATCCAGACTCTAACTAACTTGAGTTCAGCATAAATATGAGTAGAGAATTCTGCTATAAATACTATTATCAGGATGGAGTGAATTAAAAATGGCATATACAATCAATTTAACTGATGGATCAATCTTTGCAACAATTGCAGATGGTACCATCAATACTAGTTCTAGCATGACCCTAGTGGGTAAAAACTATGCTGGTTACGGTGAGTTTTTAGACGAAAACTTTATACACTTGTTAGAAAGTGGAGCAAATACTGTTGCACCAGGTGCACCTTTAACTGGACAACTTTGGTGGGATAAAACTACCGCCACAATGAAAGTGTACAATGGTACAACATTCAAAGTTATCTCAGCTTCAACTGCAAGTTCTACAGCACCAACTAGTAACGTAGCTGGAGATTTATGGTTTGACACAGTAAATCAACAACTTAAAGCCTACAACGGTAGCGCCTTTATTTTAATTGGCCCGGCATCGACTGCTGGGCAAGGAACGTCAGGTGCTGTGGTCGAAACAGTAACAGATAACGTTTCGATAGATCATGTGGTTGTTAAACTATACGTTGAAGATACTGTTGTTGGTATTGTTTCAAAAGATGCAACATTCACTCCCCAAGTTGCAATCACTGGATTCAGCACAGTTGGCCCGGGTATACAATTAAGCACCACTGTTTCAAGCGCATTGTTCCGTGGAAGTGCCACGAATGCACAAACACTAGATGGGCTTGACAGCACAGACTTTTTAAGTGCCGTTAGCAATGATACAACTTCAGGAACACTGGGTATCTTAAATGACACAGGATTAACTGTTGGCGCCGATCAGGATGCAAAACTTTCTGTTACAACAGCCACTTCAGAAGTTGTTCTTCAGAATCAAACACAAGATGCCAACCTAACACTCAAAGTCAATGATGGCGGCGTAGTAACCACAGTACTAGCAGTAAATGGTGCAACTTCTGCTGTGTCTATTCCGACTACTCTTGCAGTAACAGGTAATGTCACTGGTGGAAACCTAAGTGTAACCACTGGTTCTGTGACGCTTGGTAGCATTGTCAATGCTGCCGGCAACGGTGTTGGCAATAATTGTTCAAGCAGTGGTTACTTTAATACTGTGTTTGCCAAAGCCACATCAGCTCAATACGCTGACGTTGCTGAACGTTTTGCTTCAGACACTACCTATCCAGCTGGAACAGTTGTTGAGCTTGGCGGCATTGCTGAAATCACTGTTTCTCTTACTGAATTGTCAGAAAATGTGTTTGGTGTTATAAGTACACAAGCAGCCTATCTAATGAATTCAGCTGCCGGCACAGACGAAACACATCCACCAATTGCAATGACAGGTCGAGTTCCGGTTCGTGTGGTTGGTATGGTTCGTAAAGGCGACAGATTAGTTTCTGCAGGTTTTGGGTTGGCTCGTTCAGCCAAACCTGGCGAAGCTTCGGCATTTAATGTCATTGGTCGTTCT